CGCGAACGTATCTCCCCGAAATCGGACAAATCAGTCCAAAACGGTCAGAAATCAGCCACAATAGTCCAGGTTGATGCGGACTCACCCTTCTCTATGTCAGACCGTCTGGGGGCTAGTTAGAAATGGCTACTCGTAAGGGCAGTACGAAACCTAGACTTAGTAACGCACCGCTCAAAACAAAAAGTCGCATAGATGAAGTAAAACCGTGGCTAGAAAGTATTGGTCAGGAGCTTCTACCCTGGCAGGAGTACGTCTTGACCGACATGTTGCGCGTTGACAAGGCTGGAAAGTTCATACGCAAGACGAATCTGTTGCTAATTGCTCGCCAGAATGGAAAAACGCATTTAGCGCGTATTCGCATATTGGCTGGGTTGTTTCTTTTCGGTGAAATGAATATAGTTGCTATGTCGTCAAATCGCGCTATGGCTCTTGACACCTTCCGCAAGGTTGTAGACGTAATTGAAGCGACACCTCAACTAAATGCACAAATAAAGCAAGTCCGCGTGGCTAATGGTCAGGAATCGGTAGAGCTCATATCGGGAGCTCGATACGAGATAGTTGCGGCTACGAGAGATGGCAGCCGTGGTAAAACCGCGGACTTGTTATTTGTGGATGAATTACGCGAAATCAGTCCGGAGTCGTGGACAGCTGCACGCCCAGTCACGCGCGCTCGTCCAAATAGCCAAATTCTGCTCACAAGTAACGCCGGTGATGCGTTTAGTCAAGTATTAAACGATTTACGCAATAGAGCTATGAGTTATCCACCTAAGTCATTAGGCTATTGGGAGTATTCAGCTGAGGACTTCGCTCGTCTAGACGATAAAGATGCTTGGTATCAAGCCAACCCAGCTTTAGGGTATCTGATTGACGAATCGGCAATTGAAGAAGCAATTGCTACCTCATCTGTTGAAGCTAGCAGAACAGAGGTATTGTGCCAATGGGTTTCGGCATTGAAATCACCTTTCCCTTACCGCGCATTTGAGGAATTGACAGTCCAAGACTTACAAATTCTGCCAGGTAGACCGACAATCTTTGCAATTGACATTTCTGTCACTAAACGCGATGGCAGTTTAGTTGCGGGGCAAGTAATGGATGACGGACGTATTGCCGTGGGTGTTATAGCGCAGTTTAAGAGCGCCAATCAAGTAGATGAGTTAAAGATGGCGATTGAGGTAAACGAATGGGCAAGGAAATATAAACCGCGCCTAATATGCTTTGACAAGTACGCCACCATGAGCGTAGCCGAACGTTTAGCCCTTTCTGGTCATAGAATCCAGGACATGAGCGGACAGGTGTTCTATCAGGCATGTAGCGACCTTTTGGACTCTATAGTGCATCAACGGCTTATCCATTCGGGGCAACAATCGCTGGTTGACTCAATAAACAATTGCGCTGCGAAAGAAACAGATTTTGGCTGGCGTATCGTCAGGCGTAAATCAGCCGGTGACGTGTCGGCGGCTATCGCTTTAGCGATGATAGTTCACCAGCTCAACAAGCCTTTAGAAAAACCGATGATTATGTCTGTGTAATGTCCATTTTGTCGGATATGTGTGCTATCCTATCCGTCAATGGGTTTCTTTGATAAATTGCGCGGACAAAAAATAGAAGCGCAAGCCGCACCGCAACTAATGACGGATGCGTTCAACTATTACTTGCCAATTGCTTTAACTGCGGTTGGTCGTGAAGAAGCTATGTCAGTTCCCAGCGTTGCCAGGTGCAGAAACCTTTTAGCCGGAACGATTGCCAGTTTTCCCCTAGAGTTATACAAAAAATCCACTGGCGAAAAATTAGGCAAGCCATTATGGTTGGAACAACCCTCAGCTCATCAACCACGTAGCACAACTATTGCATGGACAGTAGACAGCTTATTGTTCTATGGAGTTGCTTATTGGCAAGTTACCGAATTGTATGCAGATGATGGCAGACCTTCAAGATTTCAATGGATTGCGCCAGGTCGCGTTTCATTTGATTCAGACCCAATATCGCAATATATCACTCAGTATTATGTAGACGGCAAAGCCGTACCGATGTCCGGTCTATTGTCACTCATTACATTTACAGGTTTAGATGAAGGCGTGTTACAACGCGGCGCACGTACTTTACGTAGCGCAATAGATTTAGAAACTGCTGCACGTGTGGCAACTGCTACTCCAATGCCTTCTGGTGTTCTAAAAAATAATGGCGCAGATTTATCACAAGAAGAAGTCCAGGCTATTCTAGCTGCTTGGAAGTCAGCACGCGAAAAACGCAGCACTGCTTATCTAACTAGTACGCTTGAATATCAACCAACTGCGTTCTCACCTAGAGACATGATGTTTGTTGATGCGATACAACAAATGAGCACGCAGGTCGCCAGAATGATGAACGTTCCGGCGTATTACATTAGTGCTGACCAAAATACAAGCATGACATACGCTAACGTACAAGACGAGCGCCGTCAGTTTGTTTCACTTTCTCTCGCGCCATACGTACACGCAATTCAAGACAGGTTGTCAATGGATGACGTTTCGGCGCGAGGAAACATTGTCAAGTTTGACGTTGAAAATGCTTTCTTGGCGGTTGATAGCCTAGAAAGACTTGCAGTCATTGAAAAAATGTTAGCTCTTGGACTAATCACAGTTGAAGATGCTATGGAAATGGAAAACCTCTCACCGAACGGAAGAAACGATGCACCTAACGTTCTCTAGCGATATTGAGTGCTCAATAAGCGAGCGCACAATCTCTGGCAAAATTGTTCCATTTGGAAATGAAGTCGGACACACTTCTGCCGGTAAAGTCGTATTTGAAAAAGGCTCAATTGAAATACCTGAGTCTCCAAAACCTAAATTATTACTTGAACATAATCCCAAAAAACCGCTGGGTCGTATGGTTAGTTATCAAGAGCGTGAAGATGGAATTTACGCAACATTTAAGGTAAGTAATACTTCTCGCGGTACAGATGCACTGATTGAAGCATCCGAACAATTACGTTCTGGATTGTCAGTTGGCGTAGAAGTTGTAGACGGAAAGCGCGACAAAGACGTTTACCGTGTATTGGCATCTAAAATGGTCGAAACAAGTCTTGTTCAGGCTGCTGCGTTTAAGAGCGCAGAAGTTCTGAGCGTTGCAGCTTCTGAAGAAGAAGTTGTTGAAGAAAAACCAACCCAAAACGAAAGCGAGGCAGTCGTGGAGAATACTCCAGACACCGCAACCGTTGAGCCTGTGGTCGAAACCCCTGCGGTAGAGGCTGCTCGCCCAACTGTTAGCGCACCTATTTACACAAAGCCACGCCTAGAGTTCACTAAGGCAAAATACCTAGAGAACACTATCAAGGCGAAAGTATTTGGCGATGAAGATGCAGCAGCTTATGTAAAGGCAGCTGATAACGAAACAACAACGGCTCCTGGCATGGTTCCTACCCGCCAGCTCACAGAACTCGTGAACCCGTTGTCAAACGCTGACCGTCCAATGATTGACTCAATCAGCCGTTCGACATTGGTAGATGCAGGGCTTACCTTCCAAATCCCGAAGGTAACTGGCGTTCCAACTGTTGACCAAATCAACGAAAATCAAGCGATTGCAGATTCACAATTGACCGCGAGCTACATTAACGTAGACGTAAAATCATTCAAGGGTCGCGCAATTACAACTGTAGAGCTCATAGACCGGTCAAGTCCGCAATTTTATGACGAGCTTGTACGCCAACTTGAATTCGCATACGCTAAGGAAACTGACACTTATGTAACTGGTGAAGTTGCAAACAATGGAACACTATGCGCCACAGCTGCTGCTAACAGCGCAACTGGTCTATTGAGTTACATTCCTGCTGCTGCCGCTGCAATTTACAGCGCATCACTAGGTTTTGCTCGCAACATTGTCGTAACACCTGAACAATGGGCAAATATCATGGGTTATAACGACCAGGGTCGCCCAATTTATATTGCAACTAACCCACAAAACGCGGGCGGTTCGCTTGCTCCTGATTCCACACAAGGAATCGTTGCAGGTCTAAACCTACGTGTTTCACGTTTCATTACTGGTGCAGGTGGCGACAATACTGCTGATTATTCAATGGTTGTATTGAATCCAGATTCATATACCTGGTACGAGTCACCACGCTTCCAGCTACGCACAAACATTAACAGCGATGGAACGATTGACTTGCTTTACTACGGCTACGGCGCACTAGCTACAAAGGTAGGCGCAGGAGCTAACTGGTTTAACAAGTCCTGATAAATAGTTAAAGAGTTACCCTGGCGCTTCTGCCCTGAGCGCCAGGGCTAACACTAGAAAGGATAGAGATGGCTGCTACATACGTTACAGAAGCGGAATTGCGCTCTGCAATTGGTATCGGTAATCTCTACAGCTCAGCGGTTGTTGAGGAATGTTGTCAAGCCGCTGAGAACATAGTCAAATCAAAATTATGGTTTAACACACAATCGGTTTATGCTTTAGAAGCTACCGGCACTACTGGGCGTATTTATATTTATGAGAATGTTGACCAATTTTTAGTCGGCGACACCATTACTGTTGAGAATGTTCGCCAGCATTTTAACGGCAGTCAGACAATCACCGCCGTAGGTACAGATTGGCTTGAATTTGTAGAAGCCCAAATTACTACGCGCGAATATCACACTATTGCGCCGTGGGGTCGCGTTTATGGCTCTCAGGCTATTGACTACGAAACAATACCCGAAGTCAACCAGGCTTCTTTGATGATAGCCGTTGACATTTGGCAAGCACGTCAGACAAGTAACGCTGGCGGCATCTCACCTGACTTTCAGCCTTCGCCCTACCGCATGGGAAATACTTTAATGGCAAGAGTGCGCGGGTTATTAGCTGACCATCTAGCACCAGGCGGTCAAGTAGGGTGAGCGCAATAACTACCCTGCGGGGAACAATCGCGACTGCTCTAGTGGACAATAACGTGTGGCAGGTCTTTAGTTTTCCCCCAGCCTCACCGTTAGCGAACTCAATCATTGTGCAACCAGGTGACCCATACATTGAACCATCTAATGACCACTATGCAACTGTTAAACCGAAAGTCAATTTCAAACTAGTAGTGTTAGCACCTATGTTTGACAATCAAGGCAACCTAACAAACATTGAAGATTTTTACCTTAAAATAGTTCAGAAGCTAGAAGCATCCGCAATCGCCTATTCGATTGGGAACTTTAGCGCCCCAGCAGTCTTGACCGCTACAGCAGGCGACCTGCTCAGCGGTGAAGTCCAAATCAGCGTTCTCTCAGATTGGAGCTAAACATGGCTGATGTAGATAAAGAACGCGAGGCTTTCCTTGCCAAAATCGGTCAGGTTAAGCCCGCTGAACCAAAACCAACAAAGAAAGATGAGGAGTAGTCAATGGCTATTTTCTTAAATAACAAAGTCGGTGTGAAGATTAACTCCGTTGACCTCTCCGACCACGTTACCAGCGTGACCCTAAATCAAGCTTTTGATGAGCTTGAAGTTACAGCTATGGGTGACACAGCTCACAAGTTTGTTAAGGGCTTGGAGTCTGCAACACTCACAGTTTCATTCTTGAACGACCAGGCAGCGACCAGCGTTCTTGCAACTCTCAATGCAGCCTTCGGTACAACCGTAGGATTTAAGTTGTTACAAGATAAAGCCACCGCAGTATCGGCTACCAACAAGTTGATTACTGGTGACATCTTGATTAACAACCTAACACCGATTAACGGCGCAACAGGCGATATTGGCACACAGGATATTACTTTCACGGTAAACTCCGCGGTTACAGTTGCAGATAGCGGCACGTTCTAATTATAGAAAAGGGGCAATATGGCAAGTCTAAAAATCACTAGGGCAGACGGAACGGTTACAACTCACGAAGTAACTCCCGCCGTGGAATATGCGTTTGAGCAACAATTCCGCAAGGGCTTTCACAAAGCCTTCCGCGAGGATGAGAAGCAAGAGCACATTTATTGGCTTGCCTGGGAGTGTCTACGCCGGTCAGATGCACCGGACGTAAAACCTTTCGGTCTTTCATTCCTTGAAACCTTGAAAGAAGTAGAGGTGGTAGCGGACAGCTCCCCAAATGGCTAACGCGCGATACGCTCACTTATCGTATCGCGCAGTTGGTCGTTCACACCGGCATCCCACCTAAAGAGTGGATAAGCATGGATTCGTCAATGCTTAAAGCCATTCTAGAGGTCTTTAAGCAACAGGCTAGAGAAAGACAGGCACAGAATGGCAGTCGTGGTCGAAGGACTCGCAGGGTTTAGAAAAGCCCTTAACGAGCTCGCACCGCATATTGCCAAAAACATGAACGCCCAAATTCGGTCTGAACTTGCGCCTATTATTACAGATGCAAGGGCTAAGGTTCCCAATGCTATTTTTGGTGCTCCTAATAACTGGGGTACATATCAAGGCGTAAACCCAGCCCCGACAACTGGTCTTTACTTTCCTCAGTACGATGCTGGTGAAATTCGCCGTGGCTTGACCTATTCAATGGGTCGTCAAAAGAAAACAAAAAACGGTTATGTCTCAATGATTACATTACTCAACAAAAGCCCAGCAGGTGCAATATCTGAAACTGCTGGTCGCAGTCACCCGAACGGTAGACCTCAATATGCTCAACGTCAGACCAAGTACGGCACGCCATATATGGTGCGTACAAGCCGTCAATCTATGAGTGACAATCCTAGAGCTGGACAAATGATGATTGAACGTTTAGATGCACAAATGGGTACAATGAAAAACTTTAAGGGTAAAAGCAGCACTAAAACAACTGGTCGCTTGCTTTATGCCGCTTATGCAGACAATAAAGGTAAAGCCCTGGATGCTATTATGAAAGTGATTGAAGATGCGAAGCGCGAGTTTAATCGTCAATCAGTCCTCTATGATGTAAGGAGCGCAGCGTGAGTAACATTTTTGTACGCATCATAGGCGAGTTCAAAGATAAAGAGTTTAAGCGCGCTCAAAAGTCCACACTTGGACTAAGTAAACAGTTTGATGGTTTACGCCGTTCTGCTCGCCGTGCGTTTCTTACGGTTGCCGGTGTTGCGGCATTAAAACGCAGCGTTCAGGCTTTTGCAGAAGAAGATGCCGCAGTCCAGAAGTTAAGTAAATCACTAGACAATTTAGGATTACGCTTTGAATCTGGCGGCGTGGATGCGTATTTAGAGTCTTTAGAAAAAGCGACAAATGTAACAAAGGAAGAACTATATCCAGCTTTCCAACAATTAGCTAATACCACATTAAGCGTTTCTAAGTCACAACAATTACTTAATTCGGCATTAGATATATCAGCGGGTACTGGCAAAGATTTAACAGCGGTGGTAGTAGCCCTTAGCCGTGCGTTTAATGGCAATTTCGCCTCATTAGGCAAGTTGCAAACCAGTTATACAACCGCTGAGTTAGAAGCAATGGGTTTCAATGAAGCATTAAACGCGCTCACGCAACAGTTTAGCGGGTCAGCAGCAGCGGCAGCCGATACTTATGAGGGCAAGATTCGCCGTATGAATATCGCTTTTGGCGATGCAGCTGAAGCGATAGGCGAAGGCGTGGTTGATGCGTTAACTGCTTTAGGTGGTGGCAATTACGACAAAGGTTTAGAAGCAATAGCCGCTGCAGGTGAAAAGATTGGCGATGTGTTCAGAAGTGCTGCTAAATTTATTATGGTTGCTAAGTTCGCATTGACCGGCGGACTTTTCAAGAGCAGACAGGACATTCAAGCGTTTGCTATGGCAGTCAATTCTGCCTTTGCACCACCAGATGCAGCTAAGCAAAGAACATTCATGCGTGAGCGCGCTAAATATCTAAAAGATGAACGTAAACAAACTGAGAAGATTCGCAGCGAGCGCGAAAAGGCAAGCAAACTTTTGGAGAAAGAAAAAAATAACCAAAAGATAATTGCAGAAGCCCAGAAGAAATTTGACATGGAACGCATCCAAATTGAGGCTGCGTTGCAAGGAAAGATTAACGATGTTGAGGAATATCGCCTGAAGTTACAACGCGCTATCCTTAACGAGAATGTTGACAATGTAGTTAAATATACCGGCTTGCTAAGAGAAGCTGAAGCGCAAGCGGCTGAATTAGCAGACCTATTGGCTCGCTTGCCTGAGATGGCTGAAAACCCATTTACTGATTGGACTAAAACGATTCAGCGTATTCAATACTTGCTTAAAGAACTTGATTTTAACGTACCAATTGAAGTTCTATTTGCAGAAAAAGGTTTGAAGTTAGACCAAGACAAAATGACTGTCACAAAACTAGAAACCATGAATGTCAACGCCAGCAACGTATACATAAATGGCGCATTGGCTAATGAAAAGCAAGTTATGGATAACCCCAATTTACCGTGGGGTGGCATGGACACGTCAACACCAGCAGGTTCTTTGGCTGCTGCTACGGTAGCCTTGTCGGATGCCTTTAAGGCAGAAGAAGAAGCCGCCGTTGCCTTAGCAGAAAGTGAAGCGTTCTTAGCAGCTTTTGAAGCTGCTGAAGCCGAATTTGATGCCATGATGGCACTTATGGAGTCGGGTGCTATCTTTAAGGAAGAAGCAACAACTGTCATAAATGTCAACGTAGAAGGTAATGCAATTAGAGAATATGACTTGGGCGAAATAATCTTAGACCAGCAGTATCAGTACCAGCGTAGCGGTGGTCGTATTGTCTTGGATAGGGTTGCTCTTTAATGCCAACTGCGCCGGTAATTAAGGCTTCAATAGACTTTTCTAATGGAGTCGCTTTTGTCGGTGACCCTTTTATTCTTGATTCAGTCACAAATGGCATTTTAGGCACTAACCAATTAGGCACGTCAGCTAATGCCAATGTTGACATTTCTAATCTTATATTCAGTGTGTCTATCAGGCGTGGTCGTCAACGTCTATTAAACGAATTTGAAGCTGGTACAGCTAATGTCACTATTATAGATACCAATGGCGACTTCAACCCCAGTAATCCCAGTAGCCCTTACTACGGCGATTTAGTACCGCTCAGAAAAATACAGATTGAAGCTGAATACAATGGCAACTCTTATGTGTTATTTACCGGCTTTATTACTAACTATGATACTGGTTTCAGTATAGGTTCTGACGAGTTTAGTCGTGTAACTTTCAGATGCGTAGATGCTTTGCGCTTATTTACTAGTGCCCAAATCACCACGGTTACTGGTTCTGGCGTTCAATTATCAGGTGCGCGCGTTAACGCTATTCTTGATGAATTAGACTATCCTTCTACTTTGCGTGATATAGACAGCGGTGACACAACTTTGCAAGCTGACCCTGGTACAAGTAGACGAGCCGTAGATGCTTTAGAGTTAGTGAAAAAATCTGAGTTCGGTGAATTATTTTTGGATGCGGAAGGTCGCGTGACATTTTTAAGCCGTACGGCGGTCACACAAAGCCTTGCAAGCCCTGTATACACCTTCGCCGATGATGGCAGCGGTATAGCGTTCCAAAATGCCGTTGTAGCCTTAGACGATAGCCTTGTCGTTAATGATGTTACGGTTACGCGCGCCGGTGGTACAGCTCAAAACGTCTTTAACCAAGACAGCATAGATAAATACTTTATACACTCAGGCGCTCGTGATGGCATCCTAGTACAGACCGACCAAGAAGCTTTAGACATGGCGAACATGTTGCTTTCAACCCGCAAGGAAACTGAAACTCGTATAGATTCCATATTGCTTAATTTAGAAGATGGCGATGATATAACCCGCGTCAATGCTGGTTTAGCCATAGAGCTTATGGATTGCGTAGACATAACCAAGCTTATGCCTGGGTCAACCAGCATTACGCAGACCCTTTTGGTACAAGGGCTGCACCACGATATTACTCACCGTAAGTTTACCACCACGGTATACACAGGTGAGTCTTTGATTGACGGATTCATTCTAGACAGTGCATCACAAGGTATACTGGATACCGATGCTTTAAGCTACTAAGGAGAGACATGGCAACAGGATTCCCATTCAGCACTGGTGACGTGCTACTAGCGAGCGAAATGAACGGCTTAGTGGCTTTCACGCTCAATTCACAATCAGGCACTACTTATACCCTTGCTTCCACTGACCAATACCAGGTTCTAGTGGTTACAAGTAATGCGGGAACAAAGACCGTCAGCATACCCACAGATGCGACTTACAATTTTCCAGTCGGTACATGTATATCATTCCTTAATACTGGTGCAGGATTATTGACGGTCAATGCCGTCACTTCTGGTACGACCACGGTTACCAGTGCTGGTGCAGTTTCAGCCGCTCCTACTGTGGCACAATACAAAAGCGCCGCAGCCATTAAGACAGCTGCTAATGCTTGGACTGTGGTGGGCGCAGTTGCTTAATAATGTTATAGCAACATTTAACGCGGGAGTGGCGGCTTCAACCACCTCTTTTGAATCCATAGCCACAGTCAGCGTGGGTAGCGGTGGAAGTTCTAGCGTGACTTTCTCATCTATACCTAGCGGCTTCGCTCATTTACAGGTGCGAGCATACGCAAGAGACACGGGCGGGAGCGGGACATACGAGGCGTTCAAATTAGAGTTTAATAGTGATTCATCAACAAGTAATTATGCTTTTCATATGTTGTATGGAACAGGTGCGGCTGCTGGTGCAGATGCAACAACAAGCGGAACTTTTGGCTTCATTTATCTTGACACTTACCCTTCAAATGGTGCTATTGCTGATAATTTCAGCGGTGGAATTTTAGATATTTTAGATTACGGAAATACCAATAAATATAAAACTATTCGTTGGTTAGGTGGTCACGATAATAATGGCACAGGTTCTACGGATGGAAGAAAAGGTTTTATTAACCTAAAGAGCGGATTATGGATGAGCACTTCAGCAATATCAACAATTAAATTGACTGCTGGCGCTACTTCTTTCGCCCAATACTCTCACTTCGCACTCTACGGAATTAAAGGAG